TCCTTGTGTATCCCCGCTAACTCGCAAAACAGGGGGATAGAGATGCCTCTTTCCTTGTCAGCATGGAACTTTTGTATCTGCCGTATCAATTCTTTCTTGGGTAGGATAATCATGAGCCATACATCCCTATCTTTTTAAGGTAGTCGCTTACGTTTCTGCCCACAGAGATTTGCTCCGGGGTGTAGTCTTCCTGTGATTTGCTTACTTCACGGGTAATTCTGGCAGAGATAAGGCGGGGCTGGACTTGCTCTGCATAGGCAACACAGGCCAGCGCAGCAGCTATAACCCGGTCATCCTTGGCTCGCCCGGGTGCGCCGATAAACCCGTCTTCACGCACTATGGTCTTCATCTCTTCCAATAAGTCCATGCTGCGTACTCCCATCATGGTACGCTCAAAATAGTCTTTCATGTACGCCAGCATCCTCTCTTTGGTGGAACTGGTGGTCAAGAATCCTATGCTCATGCTTGGGCCACCCAGCGAGTCATTACGCCGCCAGAGGTAGTTAGACATGTTGCCAAGTACGTCCATCAGGTCAGACCCCATCTTGTTGTTCATACTGACAGCCATCCGCTTGAGAGTACGAATCTCATTAATGACTGCTTGTCCGGGGCCGTTTATTTCTAGATTGAGGGTAGAGTTCTTGTAGGCTCCAGCCAAATGAGCAATCACCCACGCAAACTGATAGGTGTTCATCTCGCTGGTGGCAAACTCTGCCACTTGGTCTAGACCGTTGGCATAGCAGCGGAACACTTGGATACAGAACCTGTCTGCCCAATCACTGCTGCCGTAAGCCGGGTCTGCGCCTATAACGTAGTACGCAGTGTCCAGCGGCTCTTCCCATACCTTCAAAGTGCCAAGTCGCTCAGTAGACTTGATGACTTCTGTGTCTTGAAAGGATTGACCAAAGACATATCGGTAGTGGTCAGGCAATAGCTTCTTAGATTCCTTGGCAGCTTCCGTGCAGCGGGTGTGGGAGAAGAAGCTGGTTCCCGTCATCACAAAAGCGTAGTCCTCTGTAGGGGGAAACTCTTGGTACATCAGGGTTTCGTCCTTGATACCTTCTGCCAACTTCCATCGCCACCATGCCATCTGCCGAGAGTTAATCTCCACGCCGTACATCTTCTTGATGTCCTTAGTCCATTCCTTCTCTTCCGGGGTAAGCCGCCCATCCCAATAGACTTTGTAGATGTTGCTGTCCGCATTGACGGAATAGTATTCGTTACGCCACCAGCCGCAGAAGATTGCACGTTGGGTCTTGGCAGACTTTGCTACCTTGTACATATCGTGGAACATGTTGAAGCCCTGCGCCGTGCTTTCAAACATGTACAGACGCTCTGGGTTCTTCTCAGCCAGAGAAGCTATCAAGGATGCTAAACCTTCTTCGTTGCCCCAACTGGCTGTCTCTGTACCATGAAGATATGTAATGGCCTTGCCTTGCCCCAGACGAGACTTATTTCCTGCAATCTGGTAGAAGATACGGCTTCTGTTTTTGAGCACCATCTGGTTACGGTTATGTGCAACCAGAGGAATCTTGTACTCTTTTGGTAGTCCATCCATGTACATAGCAAGGGTGCTTCTGAACATGTCTCTGTTCTCTTCTGTATCGGCAACCAGAGTTCCCTGCCAACCCGGATGGGTGAATTGCCAATATAAATCCAGAGCCAGCGAGACAGTGGTAATACCGAGTTGCCTTCCTTTGAGAATAACAAAGAAGTGGACATCTTCTGCCAGACCTTTCTGTATTTCCTCCATGACATACTTCTGCGTCCCCAGAAGAGTGCCCATTTTCTTTAGGCCTTCTTCTTTGGTTTCAATCTTCAGTTCGCTACAGAACTTGTAGAAGTGTTGGAGGTCAAACTTCACGGACAAATCTTTCCATGATAGGGAAGGCGACTGTCAATCATGTGTTCAGTGGTGAACTTGCCTTTAACAATATCATCACAGCGGTTAACAAACATCTGCACGTTCCTCTCTATGCGCCCTTGGAACAGATGGTACACACCTTCTTCAAAGTGTGTGCCTACTCCGTACAATCCGTAGTTGTGCAACCTCCACGCATGACCTTCCACCGGCTCTGATGTCCAGTGAGTAGGATACAAAACCTTGTAGCGGATGTCAGACAACTCTGCTGCGTAACACACGTTCTCAGCTACATCTCCGTTAGGAGTCTCCGAAAAAGTAGGACGCTGCATAGCCTTCCATGTCTTGCGCCAGATGAAGAAGAAAGCAGGGGAGGCAAAGATATGGGACTTGGGAGGTATGTGATTGCTGGCTTGGGCAATACCAACAAAAGACTTGTTGTCTGCCGCCCATGCAATAGCATCGTCCACCACTTGCCTATTAGTAGGCACACAGTCAATGTCCATAAAGCCAACAACGTCAGAGGCACTGTTGTTCATGATGTTGTCCATCCACTGACCGTGCGGAGTCTGCTGCAAAGAATAACCTACTTCCAAACCTAGATGGCGGCACACATCGCTGTGAGATTTCAGCATGTCCACATGGGTGTTAGGCCACGCTAGGGTATTAATCTCTACGTTCATACTTTTGTCCTCTTGGTTAGTTTCTTGAATTGGGGATAGGTGAGCATCTTTATCTCTCCGTCTATCTGCATGATGACCTTGGCTCCTTTTGGAACCGGCTCATCTCTTTCGGTGTAGTGGAAGGCAAAGCTGGTAGGGTAATTGACGGTAGCTTTCTTGCTCCGCGCCATAGAGACTTGGTGAGACTGTACTGTTGCCCAGAACACCCGGTCATCAATGATGGCTAGTCTCCTGTCTTTCAGACCCCACGCCCGAAACAAGTGAAAGGCATCCCGCCTTATGAGGTAGCAGTTAGTGTCGTTGAAGTGTTTGCCATCTGATTCCTTGTCCACACCCATATAGCTGCCGTCCATACGCCACAGCTTGCGGGGACAGGTGACCACAGGAACATCCGTGTCTATCATCAGTTTGACTAACCGCTCTATATGGTCTTTGTCCAGCCAGCAGTCAGCATCCAGCAAGAGTATGGCATCTGCGCCTTGGGCATCCGCTAGGGCGCAACCAACAAGCCTTGGAGTATCCCCGTAGTCTCCGCAGTGCGGAAGTTTCACATGAAACAATAGGTCTTCAAACTCCGGCTTCGGGAACCCGTCCGACACCATGTAATGAGATACCGTCTGCGAGTACGATTGGCGCACTACGCTGGCTCTGCACTTCATCAGAGTCTCCAGTGATTCCTTGTAGTAGGGAGTTATTACTGCTACTTTCATGGTCTACCTTTGGTTCAAGAGTACGTTGGTCATAGTTCAGAGAAGCTGCCCACACACGGACATAGTTGCAATCAGGGTTAGAGGGACAGGTCTGGCATTTCAAGTTCTTGTGACTGTTGTTCTCTCCATGATTGCGATACAGGTACAGGGGCTTCTCTAACCTTCGTATAGGGAACTTCTCTGCTATCTGCATGAACAAGTCCCCGTCTTCACAGGCACTGACCAGCTTATCGTTGTACCCGTCTATGTAATTCATGACCAGCCGCCGGTACATCCCAAAATGCCGCCACCCATGTTGGTGCAGTTTCTCTTTGTCGTAGGTGGGGCTGGCAGAGTACAACTCAACTTCATTCTTCTTACCTATCTGCACGATGTCAGAGTACAGCAGCATAGTCAGCGGCTGCTGGGCAAAGGCATTGACCATCTCCTCCAAAGCCCAACGCTCTAGCATGTCATCGTTGTCAAGGTGGCAGACCAACTCACCCTTGGTCAAAGAGTAAGTCTTCTTCCTGTTCTTCACCGTGCCTATGTTCTTGTCGTTGCGGCTTACCCGTATCCGCTTGTCAGTCTTAGCAAAGACCAGAGCCAACTCATAAGCCCCATCTGTAGAGAGGTCATCATTGATAACCAACTCCCAGTTCTTGTACGTCTGTGCCTTCACGCTCTCAATAGCACTCTTGAGATACTGCACGTTGTTGTACAGCAGCATGATGATTGACACTAAAGGTTTATCAGACATCTATAAGTAACTCTTCTGTTGCCACTACCCGCATATACGTCCTGAGCCTGTCATCCGACTCCTTGCCGTACACCTTCTCTAGCTTCTTCAATTGCTTGTCCAAGAACACCCTAGCTTGCACAGGCCCAAACGTCTGCTTGGCAGCAAAGTAGCTTGCCACCAACATCCTAGCCTCTGCCATCTCCAGTATTACTCTGTCAGACATTTACTCACCCGGCGTTGCCATCCAATCCAGCAAGACCTTGCAAGCATCAGCTATCTCAGAATTGTCTGACCATTGCAGCATCTCATCCCGAATATCCAGCAGCCTAGCCTTCAACAGCTGGTCAACAAGGTCAGCAGATGTAGTCTTCTGGTTAACGTCTATCAATACTTTCATGCTTGCCTCCATACACGGATAGTTTCACTTTCTGTTCTAGCTATGAACACCCTCCCTAGCCGCTTGCCAGCCCGGTAGTTAGCGTTCAAGACCTTTGCCCTAGCCGCTACCGGCACAACAAAGCTGTCCCCAACCTCCATCTCCTCATAAGGGTAGGCGTACACCACCCGTGCAGGGGGAATCGCATAACCGCTTTCTCTCTTTATCTCTTGCATATCACCATCTCCATGTCTACCAATAACTAGATACTAGCACAAACAATATTGAGCCGGAAACATAAATTTATTTGGGGGGGACGGGATGTGGAGGTCACACCACACAGGGGTTCAAACCCATCTCAAGTAGCCACGGGTAGCGGGTGCGGGAAGGGTAGCAGCACAACCAACCCAAGCCCAATGCGTAGAGCGGGAGGGGGGAGATACTTGCCTAGGCAGTGAGCGGGGAGTGGTAACCTACCTCGAACCCCTTTTTAGATTCAGAGACACTACCTACAGATAAACACATAAGATAGTCTATGTCTTTACAGACTAGATTGTAATCTAGGTTACTAGATAATACAACGGGTGTCGCTGTACATAATTACAGTAACAATTGTATAAATTGCATTGTCTACAAAAATAGAAATATAGCGTTATAGTTGTGTAACCGTATAGCTGTTATGCGGTACTTTATAGGAGCTAGTAGCCATGAATGTGCATTTAACCCTTAAGAGCGCTAACGTTAAGACAGGCCCGATACCAGTTAGCACGACAGAAAAAGACAGCTGCCCTAGCGATTGTGCTATGCGCTCTGAGTGCTATGCAGCTAGCGGCCCGTTAGCACTGCATTGGAGCGCTGTTAGTAACGGTAGCCGGGGAACCGATTGGAATACGTTTTGCGACACTATCTCTGGCCTACCGGAGGGCCAGCTGTGGAGACACAATCAAGCCGGAGATTTACCACAATCTAACGGTTCTATCGATGCAGTTAAGCTAGGCCAGCTGGTGGCAGCTAATACCGGAAAACGAGGATTTACTTATAGCCACCACAGGGATGCCGACAGCATCAATTGGATTAGACATGCCAATGCATGGGGGTTTACGGTAAATCTATCGGCTAACGACCTAGTAGATGCCGATACTTTAGCGGACATGGATGCTGGCCCGGTAGTTGTGGTGCTACCGTCTACACAGACAGAAAACACAGAGACACCGAAGGGCCGCAAAATAGTAGTGTGCCCGGCTACACAGCGAGACAATGTTAGCTGTGCAACATGCCAGCTATGCCAGCGACAGCGCTCTACCATTGTAGGTTTCCCGGCTCACGGTTCGCGCCACCGGGTTATTAATCTACGGTTAGCAGCATAGGGCTATCTGTAAACCCTACGGGCTAGGGTTTACGGGCTATTCCTAGCCATTCTTTTAACCTATAGAGAAAGTTTCCTATGCTTAAAATTGTATTCAATCGTCTTTTGAACGGCTATTTCATTGTAAGAGGGCCACACCAGACACCTATTGGTGGACGTTTTGCCACTCGCGCAGATGCCCTCGCGCACTTACAACGAAAGGGATAGCATGGAAACAGCACAAAACCGTATCTTATTAGACGCGGCCCCGGACATGATAGACATGCTCTATCGGGTTTTGCCAGTGATAGAAGATGCCAAAGCCGACAAGTGCTATATCCCCGGCTATATAGCCCGGTTAGAGCGCGACCTATTAGCCCTTATTAGCAGAGTAGAGGAGACAGCATGACAAACCCCACCACGCGCACCTACCCGCGCACCCTCGCGCAAGCGTTCCCACGGCATCCAGAAGCCCATTTTGAAGACGATAGCGGCTGGGATGGGCATAGGGTGCTAGAGTACGCTTTAATCGTCCTATTAGTGGCCCTGCCTGTCTTTTTCTGGCTGGCCTAGGGTTAAGGGATGGGTGTACTAGGGGTTAGCGCCCTAGCTGGTTTTACGAAGTTCCGCTATCAGCAACACTGCTTTATGTGGACACCCATCCTTTTCTATGTATAATCCCCATCGTTGTCGTCGTGGTCAACAATTTGGAAGCCGTTTACACATGCCTCGCCCCGTTAAAGGGGAACCACGACGGGGCAGTTGTAAGCGGCTTTTTTATTGCCCCTACGCGCAACCGCCTAGCTGTCGGTGACCCATACGGCAGGGCTAGGGGATAGGTGACTACTGTGGGAAAGCGTTGAGATAGTCACAGGGGCGGCGAAGATAGAACCCCTACGCGAACGTCTGTCGGGTATGTGCGGCTCCGTCCAGCATTGAAGGC